CCGACGCGGTCGAAATGCGTTTTAAGCGTCTCCAGGTCCGAAGGGCCGAGGGCGCCCGGCGAGGCGATTTCCACCGCCTCGCCGGGCCGGCGCGCCACGCCCGTCAGGAACGTGCGCGCGTGTCCGGGTTTGAGTGTGTAGATGGGCATGCCCGGCCTCCCTTACAGCGCCTTGTCCAGCGAGGGCGTGATGCCCGCGAGGATTTTTCCGGCTCCCGTGAACGCGTCGCCGCCCGCGTTGAGCACGGCGGTGTAGCCCAGGCGCACATAGCGCTTGATCCCCGCGGGAAGCGGCTGGGGCTCCACCAGCCAGCCGTCCGCGTTCAGCTGCGCGGTGGTGCGGGCCGGGTAGGTCGCGAGCGTCTCCCAGTCGGAGTTGTTGGCGCTGGTCTCCAGCGCGGCCTGCATCGAGACGCCCGTCGCCACGGCGCCGCCCTCGATCTTGGCGAAGACGTTCAGGCGGCGGGAGAGGTCGTCGCCGGAGTCCTTGAGGTCGAGCACGTGCTCGCTCGCCGCGGTGGCCAGCGCCTGCGTCTCGCTCATAAACAGATTCTTGTCCAGTCTCATCTTTCCTGTTCCTTCGGGTTAGTCCCGCCCGGGCGCCCTCCCCGCGCCGCCGGACCGGCGGGGGAGAGGGCGGGGGGCGGAAGTTTTTTTAGGACGCCGAGGCCACGACGGCCTCGTTGACCTCCAGGCAATCCAGCTTGCGGATGGGGATGCCGTCGAAGTGCATCACCTCCTGCCCGCCGATGTCCTTGAAGGTGAAGCTCGTCACCAGCACCTGCCGGCGGGTCTTGACCGCCAGCCACTCGTAGACGCTCTCGGGCATGTACCACACCGGCTTGAGCCCCGCCGTCTTCACGCGGGTCTTGAGGCGCAGCATGTCCTCGCCGAGGTCCTTGTCGAGCGTCGAGAGGTTGTTGCTCTCGATGTTGCAGATGCGGCCGCAGGAGCGGAAGTCCTTGACCGTCAGGCCCACGCGCCACTTGAAGAACTGCTCCTTCACCTCCAGGCGCGACACGCCGTCCTCCATGGTGATCGTGTTATCCTTCACCGGCCCGCGCTCAAGGCCGCCCTTGCTTCCGCGCGGGTAGTGCAGGTACGCGCCCCGCCGCCCCCAGCCGACCAGCCAGATCGAGCGCAGCGCGGAATTGCTCACGCTGGTCGAGCGCGCCGAAGACTGCAGGCAGTAGTGCGAGCTCAGCTTCGTGTCGGTTCCGCCGTAGGCGTTGTAGACCGGCGCGAGGCCGTTGAACTTCTTGGCGTTCACCTTGGTGTTGCCGTAGAAGACCGCGTCCGAGACCTCGTTGCCCATGGCCTGGGCGTGCGTGAACGCCTCGTCGAGCATCTCCTCGGGGCCGTTGGGGGAGTCGTCGATCTGGTCCTTGTCCACCTGGATCAGGCTCTTGAGCGTGCCGATCGAGTTGGAGACCTGCTTCTTGCTGCCCTTGCTCGGCTGGGTGCCCTCGTAATAGGCCGTCCAGGTCGCGTCCGGAAGCCCCGTCCGGATGGTGGTCCGGTCGTTCTCCGTGCCGTTCGCCTCCTTCACCACCGCGTCCGCGAGCAGGTCGGCGTTCGCCTCCAGCACCAGCTCGACGATGTCGCGGTCAAACGACCCGTCTTCCTTGAGACCGTTGTGAAGGTCCCGGAGCGTCGGGTTTCTCGTTCCTTTTATCGCCATGATTCACTCCTCCGTTGCCCCCGCGACAACCGCAGGGAAAGTTTCACTTGCCGCCGTACATCCGCTCGGCGAGGGGTTTCTCCCCGGCCCCGCCCCTGTCGGCGCCGGCCGCCCCGTCGCGCGTGAGCCCGCGCCCGATCTTGGCCAGGGCCTCGATGATGTCCGGGTCGGACCCGAACGCCTCGACCCGCGCGAGCCGCTGGAAAAGGCCTTTGCCGAAAACGTGCTCGCCTCCGCGGCGGCCCTCGGCCGCGAAGCGTTTCACGTCCGCGCCGAAACGCTTGGAACACTCGCCGCGCAGGGCGTTCAGCACGGCGCGGTCGGCGTCGGCCGCGGCCTTGTACTGCGCGGAGACGTGCCTCGCGTACGCGCCGATGATCTCGTTCGCCGCCTCGCCGCCGATCTTGTGCTTGATGAAGAGGGGGGCCACCGTCTTGAGCGCGCCGTCGTCCCACGCCGGGGCCGTGCCGCCGTCCGCCCCGCCGAGGTCGGGTTTCTTGATCTTGGCCAGGTAGGCGTCGATCTCCTCCGGCTTCGCCTCGGGCGGCGTCTCGCCGTCCTTCTTCTTGCCGCCGCCGTCTTCCCCGTCCCCGGCCAGCAGGGACCCGCCTGACGCGCCGTCACCCTCGCCGCCATCCTTGTCCGCGCCGTCTTTGCTGTCACCGTCTTTGCCGTCGCCGCCAGCCTTGTCCGCGCCAGCCTTGTCCGCGCCGCCGCCCGCGCCATCCTTGTCCGCGCCGCCCTTGCCGTCTCCGCCGCCGTCCAGTACCGAACCGCCTCCGTCCGCGCCGCCGTCGCCCGCCGGCGCCATAACCGTGTATCCGAAAACCTTTTTCACCGTTTTAACTCCTTTTCCGTCTGCTGCGCGTGCTGGATCTCTTCGTTCCATCGCCCTACGCGCGTGTTGTTTTCGCTCATCGCGAGTTCCACCAGCGGGGCCGCCGCGCGGTTGCACGCCGCGAGCAGGTCGGCCCCGGCGTCGCGCCGCCCGGCCGCGTAGGCCAGCCGCACCGCGTCGCCGTCCGCGCACCCCGTGCGCGACCAGACGCCGCTCTTGGCGAGCAGCCCCATGAGCGCGCGCCTCCCGGCAGCCGTCTCCAGCACCGCCCGGATGTCCGCGTCGAGCTGCGCGTTGCGCTCGCGCGACTGCCTTGCCAGTGTGTCCCTGACGTTATCCGCCGTCACAGCAATCCTCCCCCGGTCTGCCCTGCCGCGCCGACCAGCGCCTCAAGCGCGCTGGCGCCGCCCGCGGGCGTCTCGCTAAGTTTCTTTGCGGCGTCCGCGTAGCCCGGTACCTGCCGCCCCATTTCCGCCCGCGCCGCCGCCTGCGCCATTTCCGCCTTTTCACGCGCCCGCTCCTCGCGGATCGCCTTCACGTCGCGGTCGGAGCGCACGCACCCGCCCGGCACGGCCAGCGCCTGCGCGGCCTCGTCGAGCATCTGGTCGAAATCGATCTTGTCGGCGGCGGACGGCGAAGCGTTCAGCAGCCCCGCCGCGAAACTGGAGAAGCGCATGATGCCGCCGAGCCGCGCCTCTTCCTGCTGCCGCATGTGCAGCGTGCTGACGTACTCCGCCTGGAAGTCCGCGCCCCGCAAGCCCTCGGGCGGCTCCGGCACAAGCCCGGCCTCCAGCATGACGGCGAACACCGCGTCGATCAGCGGGTCGAACAGCCCGTGGTTGAGGTTCGTCAGCACGGGGCCGAGAAGGGATATCTTCTCGCCGCTCATCTCGTCGACCTGGCGCGCCGTCATCTGCGTGCCGGAGTTGTTCGCCACGTTCAGGATCGCGTTGAAGAGGTCCGCGTAGAAGACCCGGCGCAGCCGCGCCTCGACCTGCTGGATCTTTAGCTCGACCTTCTGCACGTCGGGCGGGTTGTCGATCAGGTTGTGGATCGAGCGGTCGCGCCCCATGCTCTCGGGATAGTAGGTGATGCCGCCGGGGTAGGTGTTGACGGCCCGGCCCTCCATGCTCTCCGGGGCCGCGAGCGGCGGCTCCACGCTCTGCGCGATGCCCTTGAGCGAGTCGAGCTCCAGCCGGTAGAGTTCCTGCACCTCGGGCAGCCCGATCCTTCCGGGACCCGTGCCGTAGACGCCGTCGACGATGTCCCAGCGCGGGCAGAGGATAGGGTTGTACCCGTAGCCCCGGATGTCGATGACGCCGTCCGTGTCCTCTCCGCCGCACTGACAGCGCGTCTCGGACCACCAGACGGACGCGAAGGGCGTCCGCTTGTCCAGGTCGGGAAACCTTTTGTCCCTGTTGGGGCAGATCAGGTTCCAGAGCGTGAATCTCCGCTCGTCGCTTCCGGCCTCGCACGCGCGTGCTGCCCCGTCGGGGCAGCGCTTCTCGCCGAATTCTTCCATGATTTCGCGGGCCGTCATGGAGACGCGCCGCAGCAGCACGTCCACGCGCCCGCGCCGCGTCGAGCCGATCCAGTAGGCGCCCGTGTCGATCACGCGCACGTCGAGGATGTCCTCCGGGTGGTCGCCCGCGACGATGCCCGCCCCGGTGCCGAACAGCACCGTGTGGCTGAAGAGCCGCCCGATGGCGCCGTAGGCGTTCGACTGGTCGAGCAGCGAGGCCGCGCCTCGCGTGACGGCGTCCAGCCACTGCGTCCAGGCGGGGTTCTCCGCCTGCGCGGAGGTCTGCCCCTTGAGCCGCAGCCGGAACCACTGCCGCGATTCGTTGGCCGTGCCGCTCTTCATGGCGGCGGCCATGCGGCGCAGCTCCGTCCGCGGCGCGCTCGTCATGATCTTCCGGTCGCGCGGCGCGGCGGCGCTCCGCTCGGCGTCCGGGTCGTCGTCGTACAGCGCGCGCCCGAGGTCGGGATCGTAGAGTTCGGACAGCGTGCGCCAATACCCCTCGTGCGGCTCGCGCTCGCGCTTGAGCGAGGCTGACCGCTTGTCGAGCCATCCGCGCAGCGCGTCGAAATCCGTGTTGGGGAAGAGTTTCATGGTGACTTAACCGCCGATCGTCTTGCCGCCGCCCGCGGCGTCGGCCGCCGGGTCAAACCGCGTGAACGTGGATGTAAGCCCGCGCCGCAGCGCCTGCTCGCGGGCCGCCGCGTCGCCGGCCTCCGCCGATTTCGCGGCCGCGTCCTTCATCGGCTCCGCCGGGGGCTGCGCCTTGGGAACGCTTGGACTTGAGCACATGGCGTCCCTCCTACTCGTAGTACCAGTACCCGATGGCGACCGTGCCGCCGGTGATCTTCTCCGACTTGGGCAGCAGCCGGTCTCCGGCGCGCCACTGCGCGTTGCTGACCATGACCATGCTGGCCGCCGCGTTCACAAGATTGGTCGAGACCTCGTTGCTGACGGACAGCTTCGCCAGCGACGTCTGCCAGCCGTCCGCCGAGCTCTCCAGCGTCATCTCCGCCTCGGCGGTGTTCTCGCTGCCGGCCACGCCGTTCCAGCGCACCCAGGCGATCTCTCCGCCCGTGGACGCCAGCAGCGTCACCGCGTTCGTGCTCGACGCGGGCCAGGCGTCCACGCGCCAGCGCCACGACGGCGCCCCCGCCAATGCGGCCATTGCAAAAACCAAAAACAGAAACGCGGACACGCGGCACGCCGCGGCCGCAAAACCATTGACGTTATGAGCCTTCATCCTGTACCTCCTGTGTGTGTGTCAGTGAATGATCTTCCTCACGCGATTCTTATCGCACGGCGCAAGCGATAAAGCAATATGCGCGTTTCGGTTGCGCCCCGCGCTTTTGCGCCCGTTTTGGTTCAGACAACATTACAATTCTGTAATGTTGTCTTTTGGGGTGGACTGTCCGTCCGTGAAACGCCTGATGCCAGCCGCGTTTTCTGCGTCTCCGGGCAGGGGGTGCCCCGTGCAGTTGACATACCCGATGACGGGGATCTCAAGCCCGCCGACCTTGACAACTTCGCGGCCGTCCGCCGCGGTCACGGCCTTGCCGACCATCCGCCGGACGCGGGGCGTGAAATGCACGCGGTAGTAGTCGCCCTCCCAACCCTTGTACGGGCAAGGCCCGGTGTCGATCAGCGTGATCTCCGCGCGTATCACGTTGCGCGTGTAGCCCCGGTGCAGCACAAGCCCGACGGGCCTGCGCTCCCATATCTGCTTCGTCCAGCGCGGCGTGATCCGGCGGTACTCGACGCGCTTGTCCCCGCAGAGCACCCGGTCAAACCAGACGCCGCACAAAATCAGGTGGAGTTCATTGTTCATGGGATCACTGCTTCCTATTTGCCCGGAGCAAGCTCCCATTCGTACATCCAAACTTGATTCCGGGTTCCGTTGTTCCAGAAAACAACCCTGTACTGCTCTCCGTTCGAGTCGAGCGAGAGAGAATCAACGCGGCCCATCATGGCGATATCGACAACCTTCACAGGGTCGCCGATGTCGTATTTTAAATTCACGGTCTTCATGGTTCCCTTCTAATCCTTTCACATCCTCTCGATCCCCATCCCCAGGCACCTCGCCACGGCCCACTCCGCCACGGCGCCCAAACTCCTGTTCCAGCCCGGGAGCAGCACCAGCACTTGTCCAACATCTTTTCACGGCGTGATTTGCGATTCGTAAAGAACATGCTCATTCCTCAGATTCTGTTGTTCGGTAAAGAATCACGTTTGTGTTTACACTCGTATTCGGAAGCACAGCGACGACCATCATAGTGCATTCGCGGGCACGCCATGTCATGCGGAAGTCCGCATATCGGAGCGAAGAATGGAGTCTCAAGGATGCCGCTTCCACCGCAGCGACTACACTTGTCAGTTCCTTCATAGAGGCCTTCACCGTCGCACCAACTGCATACGGTCAATATCACCGAACCAGTCGGCTCAGCCAACGGCGTGCCGCCCTTGGCCTCGTTCTGTTGTGTGTTCATGAGTTCTCCTTTTGCGCATCGCGCCGTGGCTGGCCTTGCGTGTTCTGCCTTCCAAATCGTTACGCCGAACCAGAAGCACAGCCACATAACGGTAATGTCGCAGCACTCTCCGCGAGAAACGCAACCTCCGTTCCACTGCCATTTCGGCAGCCAGTATCCCCAGCACCGGCCCAGCCACACCGGGTTTACTCCGTTGTGTCCCTTGTCGGCCATCCCGTAGTTGAAATCGAATTTCACTTTAACCTCCAAACTGCATAACCAAGCCTTTGAGGCGACGGACTACCGCGCCTCACGGCCGGGCTTGCAATCAGAGCAGCCTTCGCATTTTGTGCCATCCGGAAAAACTCGATACCCAGAGCAACGCTTTTCTGCGGAGCCATCAGATGCGCATCGAATCATGCGCTTCACGTTCTCTGCGCCTTCCACGACGGGATAGCCAGCGCTCTTTAAGATTTCAGTGATTTCATGGTTCATTTGTTTTCCCTTTCAAACCTTGCCCAACAAAGCCCTTGAGGCGACGGGCTACCGCGCCTCATTGCGGGTGTTGGCCCTGCGATTCCACCGCGCAGTGGCTTCCTCTTCGGTCTTTCCGAGCACGTACAGATAGGCTCCGCACAGATTCGTTGCCTGTACACATTCTATCTGCCACCAACCCGGAGCGATCTTTCCAAGCGAGAGCTTCGGAGTACTCCCGCAGAACGGACATTTCAGAAGCTCTTGCTTTGGCGTGATTCCTTGACTCATAACGACCTCCAATTCACCCGTACGGGTTCCACGCCGTGTTGCTGCGCCCGCCGCCTGACGCGCCGTCAGCCTCCTTCGTCTGGGGGAACCGCATGCCCGCGCACGCCGGGTGCCTGACGTTCGCCAGGCTGTCCAGCATGTCGTCGTGCGGCACCACGGGGTAAACCGAATACTCGTCCGTCACGAAGTCCTGGACAAGGTCTCGTGTCTCTCCCGCCACCGTCGGGTAAAGCAGCCGCCTGGGGAACCACACGCGCCCGGCCTCGAAGAGGGGGGCCAGCCAGCCGATCCGGTCGGCCTTGGGCACCGACTGCGGCACGTCCACGATGCGGAAGCGGTAGTTCTCCCTCTCCTGGATGTCGCGCACGTGCTGCGTGTCGCTCATGGCGCCGACCTGCTCCCAGTAGCAGCACAGGGGCCTCCACTTGCGGTGCAGGGCAAAAAGCTCGTCCGTCCTCTCGACCAGGTTCATGCGGTCGCGCACGATGTCCAGGACGTAGTAATTCTCGTCGGCCCCGAGCCCGACCACCCACATGGTCGTGTAGTCGTTCTGTTTGCGCTTGGCGTTCGCGCTGTCGATGATGACGTAGACGTTGAGCCCGCGGCGGTCAGGCTTCCGGTCGTAGAACATGATCCAGCCGTCGCGGAAGAGCCGCACGCCCTCGCCGACCGGGTCCTGCAGCATCTGCGCCGCGAAGATGCGCGGGCCCATGTCGCGCCGCTTCGCGTCCAGCGCCTCGGGCGAGAGGAGCAGCGGGCGCCCGTCCGCGTCCACGCACACGCGCCGCCGCTCCCGCGCCGTGCCGCGCTTGATGATTTCGCTGTAGGTGTCCATAGGGTGGTAGCGGGTGCCCACCATCCAGACGCGCTGGCCGTCGCCCGTGCCCAGCGCGTCGGAGAGGCTGAAGGCGTCCGTGACCTTCCGGATCTGGTCGGGCGTGCCGACCGACTCCGGCGTGACAACGTCGTCGTACACGCGCAGCCGGAAGTGCATCCCCGTCGGCATGCCGTCCACCAGGCCGCTTCCCATGACGGTAGGCTCCTTGCCCATGCCCGCGCGCTTCACGAAAAGGCCCTTCTGGACGCTCCAGTTCTCTTTCGGCGGCTTGGCGTGGAGGGTTTCCGGGAACAGTTGCGCCAGCGCCGGGTGCTCCAGCGCGTGCTTGATCTGGTTGACGAACTTCTGGGCGGTGGGGGAGTTGTAGGACAGGACGCAGCAGGTGATCTCCGGGTCCCGCAGCACCTCCTGCACGATTCCGCCCAGGGTGATGATGGTGCTCTTGTAATGCCCGCGGCTCCAGAGGTCGAGCCATCCGTCGGGCGACTCCTCGACCTCGCGGCACCGCGCGTAACACCAGGCGTTGTTCATGTGCGTGAGACCCAGCACGCACGTGAGCAGGAAGAACCGGTCGTTGAGGCACAGCCACCGGATCAGCCCGGGGTCGCGGGCCGCGTCCACGCGCGCGTAGAACCGCAAGGCGTCACCCAGGGGCAGCGCGCGTATCTCCGCAGCCTCAAGCATCGCCCTCTCCCCCTTCCCGCAGCAGCTTCCTGATGTTGTGGCTGACGGCCTCCACGGCCGCGAGCCCCCTTTCGAGATCCCCGCCGCCCGCTCCGCCTTTCCCGGCGTCCGCGTAGCCCATCCGGTCCAGGTCGCGCGCGGCCTCCAGCGCCAGCTTCTTGTGGCAGGTGTGCTCGGTCTTGTCGATCACGTCGAGCCGCAGCCTGACGATCTTCGCCCGGATCGCGTGCGCGTCCATGAGCCCCTTCTCCGCGAGCTGGCGGCGCATCCATGCGCACCGCGCCGCAACCTCGGGCCGCGCGGACAGCCGCGCCGCGTTGGCGCGCGCCGCGTCGCGCGAGCGCGTGGAGGGGTAGGCCGCGAGGTAGGCGTCGGTCGCCGTCTTCGCGTCCCCGCCGTCGTAACCCGTGGCCGCCGCGCTGAACGCCTCCCACGAGCGTTTCCTCAGCGGCTGCGCCCCGTCGCGCTTGTTAGCGTCCGCCATGTCCGGCCCCCTTCCTGAAGCACGCGAACGCGCAGCGGCCGCCCCTCCGGCACAGGCTGCACCGCTGCACGGAGTTCGCCAGGAGCTTGAGGCAGGCGTCCTCGCGCCCGAGCGTGCAGCGGCGTGACATCCGGCACGCGCTCCCGTCGTGCGGGCAGAGCCCCTTTTCCCTCATGGCGTCAGCCTTTCCGGTGCCTTTTCTCGAATATCTCCCCGCCGCGCTATCACTTGCTATCAAATTCATGCCCTGTCACCTCCCCGTCGTCAAAGTCCATCATTTCGGCCAGCCGAAGCAGGATCGCCTCCCGGCTGGCCTTGACCCGCGCAAGCAGGTCTTCGGGCGGGCGGCCGCCCGTCAGTTCCGGGCGGAGCTGCCCGGCCTTAGGCCGGAAAACCACGCCCACCCTCACACACTCGCTGATCAGCGCGTCCGCCGCGCCGCTCACAAGGCGTCCCATCCGGAATCCTCCCCCGGGCCCGACGGCCCGGAAAACCCTTCTTCTTCTATCCAACCCCCCATATTGTCATGTTGGGGTATGTGGGGGATGTGGGGGGTAGAAGGTAAAAGTTCGTGTAAACTACTGTTTACGGGCGACTTTATGGCCGGAACCCCCACATCCCCCACAACCCCCAACACGCCGCCGGTGAAAAGGTCGGCGGACGCTTCGGCGGCGGCGTCGGGGTCGTTTAGCGGCTTGAAGTCGTAAACCATGCTGCCGGAATGGTTTAGCTTTTCAAAATTGAAAAGGCTTTTCAGAGGAACGCCCATCCGCTTGAGGGCTTTCCCGATTTTCGCCGCCGTCCACACCTCCGCCGAGAACCCCTCACATGAAGAGTCCAAATGTTGGGATAGCTCGGCCGCCGAACCCCTGAAACCGCTCTTGACCCCCTGCAAGAGGAACCTCCCGAACGCGTCGTTGCTGACCGCGAACAGGGCCTTGAAGCTCTCGTTCTCCCGGATCGCCCGCTCGGCCTCTTCGGCCATGCCGGCCGCCCGGCCGAGCCTGTAGGCCCACTCCGCCCAGTCCGGGTGCCGCCGGTTCATTCCCCTGGGGACCGGCTCCGCGTCGGACAGGGCGCGCCGCATGACGTGGCAGAGCCAGGTCATGCCCGCGTCGCGGGCCGCCCCGATCTCGCGCGTCAGCACGCTCTCCGCCGTCTCCCTCTCGACGCGCTGCAGGTTGACCGTGATCAGCCGGTCGCCGAGCCCGGCGTCGCTGGCGAACGAGGGGTTCGCCGACGTGACCACGGCCCAGCAGCGTGCCTCCTGCGTCACGGTCTCGGTGTCGGTGTACAGCTTCTTCTTCTCGAACGTGCCGCCGGTGCTGATGACCGAGAGCGCGTCCGGAAGCCACGGGATGTGGTGGTCGGCGTTGTCGAGGCAGAAGAGCCCGCCCTTGTCCACGCTCGCCCAAAAGTCCTTGACGTTCCCCAGCGCGTCGATGGCCGTCACGCGCGGGACGATCCCGAGCAGCTGGAACATCGCCACCGCCACGCGCGTCTTGCCGCTGCCCACGTCGCCGGAAAGCACCAGCAGCGGCTTCCAGCCGGTCACGCCGAACATGCCGGAGAACCAGAGGCGCACCAGCATGAGCCCGCGCCCGTCCACCGTGCTGATGCCGCTGAACACCGAGCACGCCGCGAACGGGTCCCGCGCCTCCGCCTCGGGCAGCAGCGCCCAGGGCGCGAGCGCGTAGCCCTGCTCGAAGACCACGCCGTCGGTCCCGTTGTCCACCTCGTCCACGGCCGCGCCCGTCACGCGGGCCATGCGCCCCTCGCCGTTCGAGAGGTAGACGGAGCCGCCCTCGCGGTGCCAGTACCGGCGCGGCGTGATCCCGGTCGTGCCGTCGCCGATCAGCGCCTCGTCCTCGACCGCGCTGATAAACATCTTGTAGTCTTTGAACTCGCGGCTGAACGCCGTGCAGCGCGACAGCCAGCTCCTGAAATAGTCCTGCCCCACGCGGTGCAGCCGCTTGTCCACGGCGTCGAACCACATCGCCGTCCCGTGCCCCCGGTCGGCCAGGTC